CGACAATAGTAAAACCATCTTCATAGAACCCCTCTACAATACATCTTAAATTATCACCAATTTCATTTAAATATTCATATTCATTTTGTCTTTCATTTTCAATTTGGTATAAATCAACAACACTCGTGGGGTCGCTATTTATTATTTGTATTCTATATCTAAACTCGCCTCCGTATAAATAATCAACGACGAATAAATCGCCACATGCATTCGCAAGAACTAAAATAGTAGTAGGTAAAAAGTCAGTCATTCTGTTATACTATATAGTATAGAGATGCCTTTAATATCATTTCAATTTTATTTTAATATATATTTTTCTTAAATATATTTTAAACCATATTAAAGACATCTCTATACTATATAGTATAACAGAATGACTGAAATAGCCAACCGCCTACCTATTGAACTCGCCAATATTATTTACTCGTATGTTGGTATGCACCCAGTAGCCCAGCTTATAGAAGACAAACAGATTGAAGACGAAGAAAAAACAATTTGTAAAGAGTGCTACTGCGTCGGTGCAGAAGAAGACTACGATGGTATGTGCGAATACTGCTATGCAGAACAGCTCGGCGTAATCGTTTATAAATGCGACGATTGTAGCGAAAAATGTTTTGAGTACGGACGCTTTGAAAATACAGATGACGGCTTATTTTGTGGAGCATGTTATATGGGATATTTGGAAATGCAGGAAGAAGAAATAAATGAATAAAGCAAAAGGATATACAGGCATCTCTATACTATATAGTATAAGAGAATGGCTGACCTAATAAACCGCTTACCTAATGAACTCACAAATATAATTTATTCGTATATTGGAATGCACCCAGTAGCAGAGTTAATAAATAATTGGTTAAGAGAAGATGCAGAGGAAATGGAGTGGTGTACTGACTGCGATGCAGTCCATTTTACAAATAGAAGTGTTAATGAAATGCATGAAGGAAGATGCTTACTATGCTATGAAAAATCTAATAATGCAAATAAGTAATCTAAAAAAACATATAAATAATCCAAATAAATCAATTAATATAATGAAATCTAAAATATTTTAGATTTTATTAGATATTCAATAGTAATAATTTTAAAATTATTACTTATATAATCTATTTTTATATATGAGAAATCTAACTTATATATAAAAAATCTAATACTTATTATTAATCTAATATATATAGATTATATTTCTGCTGTGTTAGATTTCTCTGCGTCCATTTTGGGCTTTCTTACATGTATATAGTACTGCCTTTTCTTTTCCAACATCTCTGCATACTTTTCCGGATTTTCGGTTTTAAGTTTATCATTATATCGTTTGCACTTTTCACGACATTTAGTAGGGTTTGCCTTTTGATAATCGCTTACACGCTTTAAATGCTTTTCGTAGAATGCTACTGCTTTATCTGTTTCCATCTCTTTACTTTATAGTATATAGAAAGCTTTATATCTTTTTCTTAAACCTTTAATAACAAAAAAAATAATATCCTTTAATTATATAAATGTCTTTGAAACATATTCAGCAGAGAAGAAAACAAACTACATTTGGAAGTGATTTAAGTGTTCTAATTGCAGATACTTTTATTAATGGCGATTTAGACATACAGGGTCTAATAAACGGCACATCATCACAGGGACAAAATACAAATAATACTTGGACTGGGACAAATACTTATTCTGTTTATAGACCGGCGAGTTCTTTACCGAGTGTAGGATTACAGGACGGAGTAAGCCAATCATTTTTAGATACTACAATTACAAATGAAGGAATTATTAATGCAGGAGCTACATGGAGCGGTGTAAATACTTTTAATTTTCCTATCGTTATTACCGATATTACCGGTACAACGCCTACATACATACCGCCAGTAAATCCTACTGATGCCGTATGTGGGAAATATGTTGCTGATGGTTGGACGGCAAAAGGTTCTGCATTTTTATCATCAAATAATACTTGGACTGGTTCAAATACTTTTAATGTATTGCCTACATGTTTAGACCCTCTTGTTAGTACTTCAATAGCTACAAAAAATTACACAGATACAACAATTACGGCTATAACACAGGGTAAAGCCCAGACAACTACATCTAATATTGCTATTACACAGGCAGATTGGGGACTTGGTAATCTTGCAGTTTCCGTGCAAATTATCGGCGGAGGTGGTGGTTCAACTTCGTCAGTCGGTACTTGCGAATGTAGTAGTGCAGGAGTATCCGGTGGGAGTGCATCACAGGCTTCTATAATACTCTTAACCAATAGTATTCTTGGAGGAGGAACAAACAACAACTTTTTATTTGATGTAGTAGTTGGAGGCGGAGGCAAAGCTGGTTCTGGGTGTGGAACTAATGCAGGTTCAGGAAACGGCGGAGCTACTAATTTATACGCTACGCCAAAACCCAGTTTAGGATTTAATCCATTACAGGTGAATATTTTAAGAGCAAATGCAGGAGGAGGTAATGGTGGCTTATATTGTGGTGAGGCTGGAAGCACGGCAGGAGGCACTTATTCAAATATTAATCCTTTGGTTGTATCTCCTTTTGCATCTTCTAATGGTAGGGGTGGGTCACAATGTGCCGGAAATATTCCTCAATATTACGGAATAAATACTTTGGGTTGGGGTGCGAGAGGTGCAGGTTGCGTAAATGGTTCTTTGGGAGGAATTGGTGGCTATGGTATTACTTTTTTTACCGATTAATAATTTGCATGATTGCCTTTGGATAGTTGGGATAGTTGGGATAGTTATTATTTATTTTTAAAGATAAATAAATAATAATAATAAATGGTTTTGAAAATAAAACGATGTAACAAATCTATCCAATCTATCCCAACTATCCCATTTTAGAGATTATCTAAAAATATATAATATATTGATATATTATATAATGTCTTTGCAAGGTATTCAAGATTTAGATGAGAGCTGGACTTTACGAAATAGTCTAACAATAAATAATAATGTTGAGGTATTGGGTGATTTAAATACAACTGGTTTTATTTACGACGGAGGTATTCCTGTAAATATTCAAGGAACGAATAATGTATGGACTGGTGAAAATACTTATACGATTTCGTTGCCTACTTATTTAAACCCTGTTGCTGGGAATGAGATGGCTACAAAAGATTATTTAGACACGGCTGTTGTTGGATTAGGTGCTGGTTATTTGCCTTTAAGTAATACTTTTTCCGGTAGTAATAAAATGACTGGACTTCCTGTAATTTCTGGAACTGCTACTCCGGCTTCTAACGAGTTGGTAAATAAGGCTTTGGTTGATGGTTATATTTCCTCCAATACTGGTGCATTAGGAACGACTAATGTATGGACTGGTACAAATACTTTCAATAATGTTGTAAGTGTGCCTACTCCTCTAACAGATGCGACTTTTGCAAACAAGGGATATGTTGATAATGCGATTTCGGTTTTTAATGCTTCCGGTGGGAAAGTTGAATATGTTGAGGTTGTAAATACTGGTATTACTGCTCTTACATGCGACCCTGCTATTTATTCCGGTTGTATGATTTGCATGATTGCCTCTGGTGGCTTTGGTGCAAATGTAAGCCCTCCTGTTCCTTCTGGTGCAAATGTGAAATCGTTTGGTGGTGCTGGTGGATATGCAGTTTTTAAAGTTCCTGCGTGGTCTGGAAATGCAAGTATAACTCTTATTAGTAATACTTATACTTCTGTTGGTTCTGCTGTATTTACACTTCCTAATGGTGCTACTATCGCAAATTGTTCTGGTGGTGGTAATGCTACGCAGTTGGCTTCCGGAGCTGGTGGTTCTGTTGATATGGGTTCTTTTCAAGGGGTTCAAAGAATTACAGGTTCAGTAGAACCATTACAAAATCCAGTTACAAATGACGCTATTACAAGGAGTTATAATATTGGAGTATTAAATGGTTTTGGTAATGGTGGTTCATATAGATATGATACAGGTGCAAGTGTAGTTCCTACTATTGGGTATTGTTTGCAGATAAAGTTTAAGAACTAATTTTTAAGGTTTTAGTGATAAATGATATATTAAAAAATATAATATATCATATTAATATATAATGTCTTTACAAGGATTTCAAGATTATACCCAACCATTAGTTTTGAATGGTGAAGTAACGATAAACGGAACGCTGAATGCAAAAAATATATATGTATCTGGTGCTATTACTGGTGCAGGAATTAGCACTAATATTTTAGCTACTGATAATGTATGGACTGGTACAAATGATTTCCAAAATGTAGTAAGTTATACCGGCGGTGCTGTTGCAAGTGCAAATGATTTAATACAAAAAAACCAAGTAGACCAAGAGGTCGCTGGATATGACCCTTTAACTATAAATAATCTATGGACTGCTGTACCTACTTTTAGTAATATAGACCCTCCAAGTGTGCCTCCTGAAAGTGGTGCTACTTTAAACCCTGCTGATTTATTTTCATATACAAGCATGACTAATTATACGACGGCTAATCCGTCAGGGCTATTGGCGTTAAATAATACTTTTACCGGAACGCAAAACTTTACCGGTTTTGCAGGTGTTTCTATTCCCCAATTGGAAATACCGACCGCATTACAACAACCGGCTTCCAAAGCGTATGTAGATGCAAAAATAGAGGTTGCAGGTAAAACGCTTACATATACAATTACTACCGCTGGTACTTATAGTTTTATAAATATAAACAGAGCAAATATAGCTAAAATAGATTATTGGCTATTTGGTGGTTCATGTGGCGGTTATTCTGGTGCAGTTGTTTCTGGAACAATTGGAAACGGATTAGGTGCAAATGGTTCATTAGCGTTGGTTGTTGGAACGACGGCTGACCCTGCTGTTGTTGTTACTACGCAAGATAAAACTACTCCAAGTTCTACTTATTTAATGGTTTCTAATGTTCTGGTTGGAGGTGCTGGTGGTGCATGTAATTTGAACGGAGCTTTGGTAGGTGGTAATATATTTACAAATGATTACGGCGGTGTTAATGGCTTATCTATTGGTGGTAATAATGGTACTAACCAATTAGCATATAGTAATTTATTAGGAACTACTACAAGTGCAGGAGGAGCTATTTTCGTAGCTCAATATATTTAATAGATTATTATAAAATAATAATATCTACTCTTATTATATAATAATGTCGCAACTTTCAACATTTAAGAAAGCCCAAAATCCAGATATGGTGTATTACGATATAGTTTCAACCAATTTTCAAAGTACTACTACGGAAGAACCATTTTTAAGATTTAACGAAACAAGAACTAATCCGGTTATTAATAATACTGGGGACTATTATTTAAGTATTGTAAGATTTAGTTTAGACACTTATAATCTTCCAAATCTTATATGTGAAATCCAACCCAATCAAGGCAATCCAGATTTGTCTATTTATTCCGTAACATTAGAGTATGATGATGGTGTCGGTGGTATTACTCCTTCAAATCAAGAATATCTAATTTGGTCGCCTCAAAATGTAAACGCCCAAGTGCCTATTCCTCCAAGTGCAACAACCAATAAGTTTCAAGAAAATACTAATTATTACTATGTGTATCAGTTTCAATATTTTCTTTCAATTATAAATACTGCTTTAAATAGTGCTTTGGTTTCGTTAATAGCTAATACTGGCGGTGGTGCATCTCCAATCGCTCTCGCTCTGCAACCGGTTTTAACATGGGACGTGACTTCACAAAAAGCTATTCTACAAGCCCAAACCTCTTTCTACGACAAAGAGAATGTAGCAAAAATTAAGATATACATGAACCCTCCTCTTTTTGCACTTTTTAATAGTTTTCCTTCTCTCAATTTTGGAACAAAGAATATAAGTTTAGGGAGAAATTACCAATTGGTAATAGCTAATTTTGGGGGTGTGAATACTATTGAATTACCAACCAATCCTGTTCCTCCGGCAGTAGCGTCTGTTTGGACGCAAATGTTCCAAGAGTTTAGCACAATTGATACATGGTCGCCAGTCGCTTCTATTGTTTTCACTTCCAACACTATTCCAATTATTAGCAATCAACTTTCCGCTCCGTTAGTATTTAACGACGGACAAAGTAGTTCAGGAATAGGCAATAATGCAAACTTCGCACAAGTTATTACAGATATGGCTACAAATCAACAGGTATTCAAGCCAAATGTTTTATACAATCCAACCGCCGAATATCGCCGAATTGATATGACCGGAAATACTCCTTTAAACAATATTGATTTAAATGTTTATTGGAGAGATAAATTAGGACAACTTATTCCATTTACTTTGGCTTCTGGTGCTTCGGCATCGGTTAAGTTTTTATTTGAAAGGAAAGACCGATTTTTTCATGCAAAAGGTTCAGGAGTTTAGACAAATAGTTTAACAAACTAAAAATTATAATATATTATCTTTTCTAAAAAAATAATATATTTAGATATTATATAATGAGTGCAGACTTTAAAACGACCCTGATTAAGGACGGACGATTAGCCGACATTACCGACCAGCTTTCATATGCCGTAGCCTCTGGTGCTTCTTCTAATACTTACCAGCAATTTTCCGCTGTTTCAACATCTAATTCTTCTATGACCTTCAACATTCAAGTACCAAGTGAAAATATTGTTGTTTCAAGAGAGGTTCTTATCCAGACTGATATTTACTTTACTATTAATATTACAGGAGTTACTGCCGGAGAAACCGCATTCAATTACGGCTCTACTGATGCATTCCAAGCTTTTCCTTTGAACTCTCTTTTTACTACATGTTCCGCCCAGATTAACAATACAAATGTATCTTCCAATTTGCAAGATATTCTCCCTTCTATTCTTCGTCTTAACGACAACAGAGAACTTTACAGATATAATGGTATGACCCCCTGCCTTCCAGACCAAGCATATAAGAGATTTGTTGATGGTGTTGATACTGCAAACAATCCTCTCGGTGATTACGGCGACCAATCTTACGATGGCGACCTAATCCCTCGTGGTGCTTTCCCTGTTAATAACCTTACTCTTCTTCACAACATTACCGCCGGTGGTACTGATGCTTCCCCTGTTTCTACAAATGTGGCTGATACTTTCGTTATTACTGGTTTTCTTAAAGTAACTGAACCTTTGATGGGACTTTCCCCTTTCATTTACGGAGATGCCGTCTATAACAAACAAGGTTTAGTAGGAATTAACGCCATGTCGTTCGTTTTCAATATTGATAGTTCATGCAAACGCTTTTTCTCAACTGCTTCTCCCTTTACCTACTCTGTTAGTTTAGGAACACAAGCTCAACAAAATCCTTTCCAAAATACTCGTATGTTAGTCAATTTCCTTTCTACCCAGCCTACGGATTTGATTTCTGCTCGTAATGTTGTGCCTTATATGGATTTACCAAGATATTTGAGTTTGCAGTCATCTACCGGTGCTTTGAACGCCGGTGCATCTGCTTCTTTTAACTCCCAAAATATCCAAATCAATCAGCTCCCAGATTATTTCATTATTTCAGTTCGTAAGCCTATGAGTACTCAATCGGTTAAGGATAGTTCAACCTTCTTTAAGATTAATAGCGTCAGCGTCAATTTGAATAATACTTCCGGTTTGCTTTCATCTGCTCTTCCAGAGGATTTGTGGCGTATTTCGGTGAATAATCACTCTACCCAATCATGGACGGAGTTTAGCGGTTCTGCTACTTCTGCCGATAATGCGACCGGTGTTGGAACTGCCGTTAGAACTACCGGCTCTCTGCTTATCCTTTCTCCTGCATACGATTTGTCGCTTCCTGATTATCTTTCTTCTGGTTCTATCGGTCAGTACAATTTCCAATTCCAAATTAATTGCACGAATATTGATAGTGTAGCCGTTGTTCCTGAAATATGTATTATTTGCGTGAATAGTGGTATTTTCACTACTATTGCAGGTTCTTCAAATATTTACACCGGTATTCTTACAAAGCAAATGGTTTTAGATGCAAAGACCAACGAGGAGAGTATAGACCCTGTTTCTTCGGTTCAGTATAACCGAATGGTTGGCGGTGCTTCCATGTGTGATAGAATAGCTACTGCTTCTAAAAAGCTTCCTATTGTTCGTGATTTGGCTGACCGAGCAAGGCGTATGGTTGGAATGGGTGTTCCTTCTGGTGCAGGTGTTCCCTCCGGAGCTGGTAGTCGTCTGGAAAAACTTTGCTATTAAACTTCTGGATAGTTGGGATAGTATTTAGTAATATTTAATTGAATAATAATAAAATAAGAATTAATCATTTTATTATTAAAATATAGGATTTTAAATATCCCAACTATCCATTTATATATAATTATTATTAAAATTATTATATATATTAATATTATATAATGGCTTCACGAAACTATGGAATGGCTTTTGATACG